GCTCACGGAGAAGCAACCGCACCAGTGCATATGCTTCTGGCAGGTATCCTATTGAAGATGGGTGGATATGCTCTTCTGCGATTCAACTGTCAACTGCTTCCAGATGCCCACGCAGTCTTCGCACCATTCTTGATTGTTCTAGGTGCTGTGAATATCATCTATGCAGCACTGACATCTTTCGCGCAGAGAAATCTGAAAAAGAAGATTGCTTACAGTTCAATCAGTCATATGGGATTTGTGCTGATTGGTATTGGCAGTTTCAGTGCTCTTGGAACCAGTGGAGCAATGCTTCAAATGGTTAGTCACGGTTTGATTGGTGCATCTCTGTTCTTCCTGGTGGGTGCCACCTATGACAGGACACACACTCTCCAACTTGATGAAATGGGTGGTGTTGGTCAGAGTATGAAGGTGATGTTTGCTCTTTGGGTGATGTGCTCTATGGCATCACTGGCACTGCCTGGTATGAGTGGATTTGTCAGTGAACTGATGGTCTTTGTTGGATTTGCAACTGATACTGTGTATGCACTTCCATTCCGTGTGGTGATGTGTGGTGTTGCTGCTATTGGTGTAATCCTCACTCCCATCTATCTGCTTTCAATGCTCCGTGAAATCTTTTACGGTAAACCGAACGCCGAACTGGTTTCTCATACCAACTTGGTAGATGCCGAACCTCGTGAAGTTTATGTTGTGAGTGCTTTGTTGGTTCCGATTATTGTAATTGGATTATATCCACGGATTATGTCTGATACATATAAGAGTTCAATAGATGCATTGGTTGCTCGTGATAAAGCGGCACTGGTTCGTCCAAGTTTAGTTCGGACTTTTACACCACCAACTGCATAATTATGTTAAAATGTATGGAGGAATTTTTTAAAAAATGACTGTTAAGATGATGCTCCTGAAAACGGGAGAAACTTTAATTTGTGATGCAAAAGAAGTTGCAAGAGAGGAACAAGTTCGTGGATATCTTCTTGAGAATCCACATTATGTGAATACTCAAGAGAAGAATGTTCTTACCGAAGCTGATACTGGAAACTCAAACTATGAGATTGATGTGGTCTTGACACCATGGTTGATTCTCTCCAGTGATCATAAGTTTGTTGTATCTGCAGATTACATTGCAACCATCTGTGAACCCATTCCAAGTGTAAAGGAAATGTTCCTTAAGAAAACTGAAAATGCATTGTCTGTAGAAGGAGTTCAGGAAGAAATTCCACTGTCCCCAACGGAGGTTATCAATGAGTGACAAGAATATTAAGTGTCTATTAGTTGACATCAACAATGTATTGATTAGTGAAGTTGAAGAGGTAGATTCTGCCATTGGGGATCCCGATTGCAGACTTATCAAACCACATCGTTTTTATGTTGATGGTAAGATGGAACCCTGGGTTAAAGCATCCAATCAAACGGAATATATGATTCGCTCTAGCGATATTCTTACGATTGCTGATCCTAGTCCTGAGGTAATTGAAAATTATCTCAAACTCACAGAATGAAGGTATTAAGTATTGACCTGGACTATATTATGAGTCCAGTGATTGAATTATATAATAATCTTTGGTTTGATCAGAATCCTACTTTGAGATGGGAAAGATTATTTGATAAAACTCATTTCAAAGAAAGTCATTTTTACATTGACCAAGGTAATCTCCTTTATTGTTTCAATACTTATTTGAAAGGATTGAGGCATTGTAATAGTGTTACTTTTGGATATGACCATGATTCTATTCTTTATACTTTACGTGATTGTAAAGATATAGAACTGATTAATATTGATCATCATGATGATATTTTTGGTGGAGACTACATAAAGAGTTCTTCCTCAAATGAAAGTGCATATCGTAAAGAATATAATGCTGTGATGAATCATGGAAAGATCCATGAGGGTAATTGGGGATGTTGGTTGGGTGGTACGGGTAAATTAAAATCTTTTGTCTGGATTGGTAATGAAGTAAGTCGAAGCAAATCTAGAAATAAGTACAACGAACAAGTAGTTCCTAATTATCTGAATGTAGAAAGGGAGAACTATGAGTTTGAAGATTATAATTTTGACCATATCTTCATTTGCCTCTCTCCTCAATACATCCCCAAGCAGCACTGGCATTATTTTTCAATGTTCATCTCCACATTTGAGGAAATGACTGGAAAAGATGCTATAATACACACGGACAAATTCCAGTTTCATACCCACCTAGACAGAGTACATAATGAGATTTTACACCAATGTTCAAATGGTCGGTGACCACTTCTTGGTCAGAGGTTATGAGAACGGTAGGCACTTTGCTATCAGGGAAAAATTTTATCCAACTCTGTTTGTAGCATCAAATAAACCCACAAAGTTTAAAACACTTGAAGGCGAATATGTTGAATCGGTTGAACCTGGAACTGTTCGTGATTGTCGCGAATTTATCAAGCGATATGATGGTGTAGATAACTTCAAAATCTACGGGAACGACAGATACATCTATCAATATATTTCTGAGAAGTATCCCGAAGAAGAGATTAAGTTTGATACTACAAAGATTAAAATCTCTACAATTGACATTGAGGTTAAGTCTGAAAATGGATTCCCAGATGTTGAATCTGCCGCTGAGGAAGTTCTCCTCATCACCGTGCAGGACTATACTACTAAACAGATACGCACCTGGGGTCAAGGATCCTTCAATAACAAACAACAGAATGTCATCTATAAAGGGTTCAGAACTGAGTATGAACTCCTGAATGATTTCATTAACTGGTGGATGATTGAGGATAATACTCCTGAGGTTGTAACTGGTTGGAACAGTGAACTGTATGATATGCCGTATCTGGTGCGCCGTATCGATAGGATTCTTGGTGAAAAGTTGATGAAACGTCTTTCGCCTTGGGGACTTGTTACGGAAAAGGAAACATTTATTGCAGGACGCAAGCATATTTCCTATGATGTGGGTGGTGTCACACAACTTGACTATCTGAATCTTTATAAGAAGTTTACTTATAAAGCACAAGAGTCTTATCGTCTGGATTACATTGCCAGCGTAGAACTTGGACAGAAGAAACTTGACCACTCTGAGTTTGATACCTTCAAGGACTTCTATACGAATGGGTGGCAGAAGTTTGTAGAATACAACATTATTGACGTGGAACTTGTTGACCGTATGGAAGACAAGATGAAACTGATTGAACTAGCAATCGTTATGGCGTATGACGCCAAGGCGAACTATGCAGATGTATTCTCTCAAGTTCGGATGTGGGATACTATCATTTACAACTACCTCAAAAAGAGGAACATTGTAATTCCACCAAAAGAACGTTCAGACAAGGATTCAAAGTATGCAGGAGCCTACGTTAAGGAACCGATTCCGGGAAAGTATGATTGGGTTGTCAGTTTTGACCTTAACAGCCTTTACCCTCATCTTATTATGCAATATAATATTTCACCAGAAACCCTCCTGGAGACAAGGCATCCATCCGCAACCGTTGACAAAATACTTGATGAGCAAATAAATTTTGAACTCTACAAGGATAGTGCAGTTTGTGCTAACGGTTCAATGTATAGGAAGGATGTTCGGGGATTTCTTCCAGAGTTGATGGATAAGATCTATAAGGATCGAACCATCTATAAAAAGAAGATGCTTCAGGCAAAGCAGGATTATGAAAAGACTCCAACTAAGGCACTGGAAAAGGAGATTGCGCGATGCAACAACATTCAGATGGCTCGCAAGATTCAACTCAACTCTGCATATGGTGCTATTGGTAATCAGTACTTTAGGTACTATAAACTGGCCAATGCGGAGGCGATTACGCTTTCTGGTCAAGTCTCTATCCGTTGGATTGAGAATAGGATGAACAAATACCTGAACAAGGTATTGAAAACTGAAGGTGAAGATTATGTTATTGCTTCTGATACCGATTCCATTTATCTTAATATGGGTCCTCTGGTTGAAAGTGTATACAAGGGAAGAGAGAAAACTACTGAAGGCGTTGTCACGTTCCTTAATAAGATCTGTGAGGTGGAACTTGAAAAGTATATTGACCGTTGCTACCAAGAACTGGCGGATTACGTCAACGCCTACGACCAAAAAATGTTCATGAAGCGTGAGAACATTGCTGAACGTGGTATCTGGACTGCGAAGAAGCGATATATTCTCAACGTGTGGGATAGTGAGGGTGTTCGTTATGATGAACCCAAACTTAAGATGATGGGTATTGAGGCAGTCAAATCATCCACGCCTGCACCTTGTCGTAAGATGATTAAGGATGGTCTGAAACTGATGATGAACGGTACGGAAGAAGATGTTATCAACTTCATTGATAAGTGTCGTGCAGAATTCAAACAACTTCCTCCAGAAGAAATTGCATTCCCCAGATCTGTGTCAGATGTGGTAAAATACCGTTCTCACTCAGACATCTATGCAAAGGGAACTCCCATTCATTGTCGCGGTGCTCTTCTCTTTAACCACTATATTAAGGAGAAAAAACTCACCAATAAATATTCACTTATCAACAACGGTGAGAAAATTAAGTTTCTCTATCTGAAGAAACCGAATATCATTCAAGAGAATGTTATTTCTTTCATTCAAGATTTCCCGACAGAACTTGGTCTTGACAAGTATATTGACTATGACCTACAATTTGAAAAGAGTTTTGTCGAACCACTCAAATCTATTCTTGATGCGATTGGATGGAATGTTGAAAAAACTGTAAACCTAGAACTATTTTTTGGCTAAATGGAATTGCCTATCGACGACAAAGAACTCGCTACTATTGTAAGTGCTCTTCGCCTTGGTGGAGATGCTGCTCTTTATCAAAAGATGAAACTTATGTTGGATATTCGTGAACAATATCCTGGCAGTGCTTACAAAAAAATTGCCCGTGAACAATTTGGATTTGTAATTTAATGGATTTTTTAACAGAGATTGTAAAGGAGATCGGTGATGACTACACCAAACTCGCATCCGATATTGACGATACTGAACAATATGTGGACACGGGTTCGTACATCTTTAACGCCCTTTGTTCAGGTAGTATATTTGGTGGTGTATCTGGGAATAAGATTACTGCCATTGCTGGCGAGTCTAGTACTGGAAAAACTTTTTTCAGTCTCGCCGTTGTCAAGAACTTCTTGGATTCTAATCCTGATGGGTATTGCCTATATTTTGACACTGAAGCCGCTGTTAACAAGTCTCTTCTCGCAAGTCGCGGTGTTGACTTAGATCGCACTGTCGTGGTGAATGTTGTCACTGTGGAAGAGTTCCGAAGCAAGGCACTCAAAGCAGTGGATTTATATCAAAAGAAACCTGAAGATGAACGCAAACCTTGTATGTTTGTGCTAGACTCTTTGGGGATGCTTTCCACTGAGAAAGAGATTACTGACGCACTCAACGACAAACAAGTTCGGGATATGACTAAATCCCAACTTATCAAAGGTGCTTTCAGAATGCTCACTCTCAAGTTGGGTCAAGCAAACATCCCAATGATTGTTACTAACCACACTTACGATGTCATCGGTGCATACGTTCCAACCAAAGAGATGGGTGGCGGTTCTGGTCTTAAGTATGCGGCGTCCACGATTATTCATCTTACTAAGAAAAAGGAAAAAGATGGAACAGAAATCGTTGGAAACCTTATCAAGGCAAAGACTGCTAAGTCGCGTCTGAGTAAGGAGAATCAAGATGTTACGGTGCGTTTGTATTACGATGAGCGTGGTCTTGATCGATATTATGGTCTGCTAGAATTGGGAGAACTCGGCGGTCTTTGGAAGAATGTCGCTGGGCGTTATGAGATGGATGGGAAGAAGGTCTATGCGAAAGCAATCCTGAAAGACCCTGAAACATATTTCACCCCTGAGGTGATGGAAAAACTGGACACTATTGCAAAAGAAACGTATTCCTATGGAGCGAATTGAGACAACTATTCTGCGAAACCTTGTTTTCAATGAAGAGTACTCTCGCAAAGTAATTCCGTTTATTCAACCTGATTATTTTGAACAGAGAACCGAGAAGATTATCTTTGAGGAGATTACTCAGTTTATTGTGAAATATGGCAATGCTATCACAACTGAAGCACTTGCCATTGAATTGGAAAATCGTACTGACCTTTCTGAAACAGAGGTCAAAGAGTCCCGTGAGATTACTTCATCTCTGACGGATGCTCCTGCAGATAGTAAATGGTTAGAAGATACTACTGAGAAGTGGTGTCGTGACCGTGCAATTTATCTTGCTTTGATGGAATCCATTGGCATTGCTGATGGTGGAGATAAAGAAAAGAACCGTGATGCTATTCCTTCAATCTTGTCGGATGCACTCGCGGTTTCTTTTGATAATCATATTGGACACAATTACTTAGAGGATTATAAAGAACGATATGAGTCGTATCACAAGAAAGAAGACCGTATCCCGTTTGACCTTGAGTATTTCAACAAGATTACGAAAGGTGGTCTTCCTAACAAGACTCTTAATGTCGCTCTTGCTGGGACAGGTGTTGG